TAAATCAAAATAATTATCTTTAATACTCATATTAAAAATAATGGTTTTTTTCTTTAAATATACTAAAAAAAGTTGTTTTTAAATAGAAGTACTTTCTCCACCTCCAATAATATTTATGGATTAGTAAAAAATTTATCTTAATTAAAAATATAATATTATTATATATATGGACAATAAATATATAATAATATTATTTAATGGTTTTGGTTCATCAAAAATATTTTGGAATTATGCATTTGAAGATAAACCAGATTTAAGAAAAATAGATTTTTTAGATAATATTAAAAAAATTGGTAAAACATATACATTTAATCAACCGTTTTTTAATGTTAATTATTATTCTACACCAAATAACAAAAAAGATAAAATATTATGGGGAAAAATTTATGAAAAATATAAACCACATTCATCAAATATTAATTTTAAATTAGATGATTTAGATTATAAAATTATATGTGATAAAACATATAATTCAGTAAAAGAAAAATATGGAAATAATAAAAAATATATTATAATAGTTCATAGTTATGGTGGATGTATTGCTTTATTATTTTCAAAATTATATAAAAATGATTGTGTATTATGTTGTTGTATAGATAATCCACCATATGTATTAAGTTTTTTTAATAAATATAATGATAAAAATAATAAAAATATTTTAGAAAAATATTCAAATAATGATGAATTAAAAAAAAGTTTAAGAATAATTAAAAATAGTGAAGATATTAAAGAAAAGAATAAAGAAATTGATAATATATATAAATTAATTGGTTATAAATCAAGTCAAGATAGAATAAAATATTATGATACCAGATTATATATACCAACAATCTTTTTTAGAGCATATTATTCTAAACCAAAAGATTATCAAATTGACTGGAATAAATATAGTATGAAAGAAAAAAAATTATTTGAAAAGGATGAAAGGATGAAAAAATATATAAGCATGAATGAAGCAGAACATTTTATTTGGAAAAATCAAGAATTTTCAGATATAATAATTGAAACAATTAAACAAATATTACAATAATTCAAAAATATATTTTTTTGTTCTAATATCTTCTTTACCATCTTGTTTTATTCTATAATCATAACTATTTAATTTATATTTACTTTTTGTTAATTGTCTTATAATTGATAAATATGGTCTTTTTGCTTTTGTTGGTTCTGATGCTCCTATAATAGTTGAAAAACTATAATATTTTCTTATTTCTGGTATTAACTCTAATATTTTATCTTGTTTTATTTTGTTATTATCAAGATTAAATAAAATAATACTATTTTCATTATCTAATTCTAAAATATTTATAATCTTATCAACTAATTCATCTTGTTCTTTTTTATATAGAATACTTTTAAGTTTCATAATATAATCATATTATATTATGAAATTTTTAAATAAATTAATCCTTATAATTTTTTAGTTTTCTTTTTAATGTGGAATCTTTTTTAACATAATCTTTATAAGCATCTTTATTATATGCATTATCAAAGTAATTTTTATAATTTTTTTTTAACTTGCTTAATTGCATTTTTAATTTCTATAGCTAATTCATCATACTTTAATACTTTTTTATTTAATCTTAAATAATGTTTTATTTGGTTAAAGTACTGTTCTATTGGTGCATTTGTTTTTGGTGTATAAAAAATGTTTCAACACATATATTAGTTATATTTAAAGAAAAGTTAATATATTATAAATATAACAAATGAAAACTTTTGAACAATGGATTGAAATATCAAATAATATTCATTCAAATAAATATACTTATATTAAAATGTTTAAAAAACACAATTGTAATTATTTTGAATTACAATGCAATATTCATGGAACTTTTGAAAAAAAAATTTCAAATCATATACATAAAAAACAAGGTTGTCCAAAATGTTCTTTTGAAAATTCTTCTAAAATTCAAAGGGATACTAAAGAAAATTTTATAAATAAGGCAAAAAGTATTCATGACAATAAATATGATTATTCATTAGTTGAATATATAAATACCAATACAAAAGTTAAAATTTTATGCAAAATACACGGAGAATTTGAACAATTGCCAATAAATCATTATAAACAAAATTGTCCAAATTGTTGTAAAAATGCTAAAATAACGAATGATAAATTTATAGAAAGATCTAAAAAAATTCATGGAGATAAATATGATTATTCTAAAGTTGAATATACACAAATAACAAAACATGTTAAAATTATTTGTAAAGTTCATGGAGAATTTGAACAAACACCAAGAGAGCATTTTTCTGGTTGCGGATGTTATAAATGCGCAAATAGAATAGCTACTACTGAAGATTTTATTGAAAAAGCAAATATTAGACACAATCACTTGTATGATTATTTAAAAGTTGAATATAAATCTGCTCGTGAAAAAATTATAATATCTTGTAAAACACATGGTAATTTTTTACAAACACCGAATGACCATTTAAATGGATGTGGATGTCAAAAATGTGGTTTAGGTAATTATTCTAAAATATGTATTGAATGGTTAGAAACTATAATGAAAAATGAAAATATTTTTATTCAACATGGTAATAATGGAGGTGAAATAACAATAAAATCAAATAAAAAACTATTTAAATTTGATGGATTCTGTAAAGAAACTAATACTGTATATGAATTTATGGGTGATTTTTTTCATGGTAATCCAAAATTATATAATCAAAATGATATTAATCCATTAAATAAAAAAACATTTGGTGTATTATATAATGAAACATTAAAAAGATTAGAATTAATTAAAAATGAAGGCTACAATATAATTACTATTTGGGAAAGTGATTATAAAAATAAATGAAAATAGATATTTATTACCACTTTTTAATATAGCATCTTTAACATATTGATTATTATGACTTCCAGCATTATCTAAAATAATTAAGTTATCTTTATATTTATTAAATATATTTTCTTCTAAAAATTCAACAAATCTTTCTTTAGTCATACCACCTTCTTTATATAATTTAGCACCTATACATTTTCTATTATTAATTGCACATAATAATGTAAATTTTTTAAATACATAATTATCATCAGTTTTTATTATACATCTTTTTCCTAGAAAACATTTTGAATATTCTAAAATCATTGCAGGTTTTATTGAAGTTTCATCTAATGAAATAATTTTATTTAATGAATATTTACTAATTTCTTTATAAAATTTTTTCAGATCATTTTTAAGATCAGTTAATTTACCATATCTTTCTTTTGGATAATGTTCATGTCGCGTTCTCTTTCTTGTTATATTATTATCTCTTAATATTTGACCTAAATGTTGAGGTGTAATATCAAAATCATCATATTTATTTTTTACTAGTTTAACTAATTCCTCCATTGTAATTTGCTCATTTTCTTTTTGTTTCTTTAATGCATATTTAACTTGTTTTTTAGTTATTTTATATGATTCTGGATTTCTATTTTGTCTTTCTAATGTTTGATTATCATTGTATCTTTTAGCCCATCTATATAATGATTTCTTAGAACAATCAAAAATTTCACAAACTTTATCTAAGCTCTTGTTATTATTTATATAATACTTAACAGCAAATATTTTATAATCTTCGCTTTTATGAGTCATTATATAATTAATATATAAAAATATTTTTGTCTCATTTTAAATCTTCAAGGGTGTAAATAAATTAATTTAAAGTTCTTCGCAATTCCATTTTACACCACAGTTCCATTCTGCTTTTCGAAACCATTGTGGAATATCACTAGAAATTTTAATACCATTTTTATCAAGATGATCTGATTTTTCAATTAAGTTGTGTTGAATACATCTCATTAGACAAAATGCAATTCCAGGATAAATTTCATCATCTATTGAATAAGCTATAACTAGTTCATCAAGGTCTTTAATAGTCGCATTTACAATTAACTTTTTAAACCAGTCTGTATTAATAGGATTAATTTCATCTTTTAAATTCTTTTCATAAATGTCTCTAGAATAAAACCAAGATAATTTATTCCTAAATTCTTGTGATTGAAACGAATATTCTTTTGAAAACTTAGTAATAAAATTACGAATTTGATTCTTAACATTATCTGTAATAATTAAAGTATCCATTAATCTTAAATAAATTAGTATAATATAATTTATTTACAATTTTTATTTAGCTTAAGATAAAATTATTTAATCTATAAAATATTTTATCTTTAAAAGTAATGAATTATGATTATGCTATTATAGGCGGAGGACCAACAGGAATGACATTAGCATGGATATTATCAAAACAAAAAAAGAACGTCATATTAATTGAAAAAGATAATGTATTAGGCGGGTGTCATAAAGTATTACGTATTAATGGATATTTTACAGAACACGGTCCTCGTATATATTCAAATTCTTATTTGATGTTTATTGAAATTCTTTCAGACATGAATATAAATTTTATAGATTTATTTACACTATATAAATTTAAAATGTCAAATATTGATAATAAAACTGTTTTAAATTTAAATTTTAATGAAAAAATAGCATTACTATCTGCTTTTTTTAAATTAATAATAAATAATAATTATGGTAAAACTATTTCAATGAAAGATTTTATGAAAGAAAATCAGTTTACAGAAGTCTCTTATGATTATATTGAAAGATTATGTCGTTTAACGGATGGTGCATCTGTTGAAGATTACACATTATTTCAATTTTTACAATTAATAAATCAACAATTCTTTTATGAATTATATCAACCTAAATTACCAAATGATAAAGGATTAATTAAATTATGGACAGATAAATTATTAAAAAATAAAGTAAAAATACTATTAAATTCTCAAGTAGTAAAAATAGATGTAGATAATAATAAAGTATCAAAAATAATTTTTTTTGAAAATAATATACGAAAAGAAATAATAGCAAATAAATACATAATAGCAATCCCACCAAAACCATTCTATAATTTGATATCATCAAATTCAGCTACAGAAAATATTTTTGGTAATAATGAAGATATCAAAAAATGGAAAAGTAAAAATAGTTATTTTGATTATATAACTTTGACTTTTCATTATAAAGATGATATTAAATTACCAAAATTAAATGGGTTTCCTAGTACACCTTGGGGAATAGGATTTATTATTGTTTCTGATTTTATGAATTTTAAAATAAACGAACCTTCAAAAACAGTAGTAAGTATATGTATTTCAATGTTAAATGTTGCTAATGAAGACGGAAAAACAGCTAACCAATGTTCTAAAGAAGAAATTATAAAGTATGTTGAAAAACAATTATCATTTTTTCCAAAACCAGATTTAGTTTTAATATCACCAACTATAAAAAGAAGCGATGATGTATGGATAAATATGGATACTGCTTATGTTGTGACAACTGAACAACATTTTATAAAACCAACATGTCAATTACCTAATTTATATTATGTCGGAATTCCAAATGGTAATAGTACATATAATTTTACATCAATTGAATCAGCTGTTCAAAATGCAATACATTTTTGTATAGAAGAAATACCTGATTTAAAATATGATTATATATTTAAACATTTAAAAGAAGTTAGATATTTAACAATTGATATTGTTATAATTATACTATGTATTTTATTAATTTTTTATGTTAAAAAATACATAAAACACTAATTCTATTTAATGTAGTATATAATTCTATTTAGAGCGTATATATTTTAATATATAATGTCAAATTATCGTATTAAAACATTTTCATCTTTACCAACTCCAAAACAAATTATAGAACAATGCGAAACTGTTAATTATAATTTTATTAATGAATCAAGGAAAACTATAGAAAATATATTATCTGGTAAAGATAATAGAATGCTTGTTATTGTTGGACCTTGTTCTATTCATAATTATGACCAAGCAATTGAATATGCAAAAAAATTACATGAAATAAAATATGAAAATTTATATATCGTAATGCGTGTTTATTTTGAAAAACCAAGAACTTGTTTAGGTTGGAAAGGACTAATTTATGATCCTTATCTAGATAATTCAAATAAAATACCAGAAGGTCTTTTAATGGCTAGAAAATTATTAGTTGAATTAACTAAAATGGAAATTCCAATTGGATTAGAATTTTTGGATACAATAACACCACAATATTTAGCAGATTTAGTTAGTTGGGGAGCAATTGGTGCAAGAACTTCAGAATCTCAAGTACATAGACATTTGGCAAGTGGGTTATCAATGCCTATTGGTTTTAAAAATTTAACAGATGGAAATGTTATTAAAGCAATTGAAGGTGCTAAAAGTGCTAGTTTTCCACAAGCATTTTTAGGTATAGACGAAAATGGGCAATCTAGCCTTATTGAAACAATAGGTAATCAATTCAGTCATGTAATATTACGTGGAGGAACTACTACTAATTATAATGAAGATAATATTAATAATGTATCAGAACTACTTGAAAAAAATACTCAATGTGGTTTAAATAAAAATAAAATAATAATTGATTGTAGTCATGATAACTCTGAAAAAAATTATAAACGACAAGGTTTAGTAGCAGTTTATACTAGACGATTACATTTAACAAAAAAATATCCAATATGTGGTATTATGATTGAAAGTAATATTAATGAAGGTAATCAAAAGATTTCTACAAATTTATTATATGGTGTTAGTGTTACTGATAGTTGTATAAATATACAAGATACATTTTATTTACTTAATATTTTAGATAAAATGACAATAGTAGAATGTAATAATTTAATAGATGTTAGAAAATATATTTCTTATTATGACGATTTTATTATTAATGATGTTTTGGATTTTAATCCTATTATAACTTCAACAATAAAATCATATGATGTAGATAAACAAATAAATAATTTAACACAAAATAACTTTAGACAAAATATATTATTAGCATTAAGATTAAGTTTTAGTGAAAAAGTTGGTGAGTTTAAATTTAATACATTTAATTTTCTAAAAAAAGATATCGATTTATTAGAACTTGTTACTAATACTTATGTAGAACAACAAATTATTCAAAAATCTAAAGATTCTGGTGCATTAATGATTAAAATTATAGATTTAAGTAAATGGATTCAAGTAGAATTAATTAAAGAATTATTAAATAAAAGGAGATGGAGAAAGTTATCAACTATAAATTGATGAATAATAATCTTTATAAAAATGTTGTATAATTTTTAAAGAATTATTTTACTTTATCTCTGTATAAAATTAAATAAATTATTGTTGAATTACATATTCTATAAATATCATTTTATTTTGTAAAATACTCGCGTATTCAAAATTAGGACATACGTCCATAAAAGTTTTTTGAGTGATTATAAAGTTGATAAGTTGAACTCTATAATATTTAATGACATTAAAGCTTGACGTGCATTATTTCAACTCATCAATATATTTATAAATTCATATGCATTATCATCAATTATTGTAATTAAAAACTTATGTCTTAACCATTGAATCTCTTCACTATTTGGAGAAACCATATATTCATTATTCATTATCCATTATAATTATATTTTTATTAAATATATAATTTACTATTAAATTTTTAATATTTAATTAAAATAAATAATATATAATTAGACATATAATAAAATTATAAAAAATTATTATTTCTCTTTGTGTTTTTTTATATTTATTTATAATTAGTTCATAGTCTATTAATAAATTATTTTCATTAGTTTCTAATTTATTATTCAAGTTTTTTAATCTATTATTTTCTATGTGAATATTATTTCTTTCTTCTTTAATGTCTAATAGAATTTGTTGTAAATTATCATATTTATAAATATCATTTTTTTTATTATTAATATCTGAGTGTGTTATTAAATAATTACTATCCTTTACTTGTAATATATTTATTATTTCAACTAACTTATTTTTTTCTTCCAT